GCACAAGGGGGCAGAATCGCTTGGTTTTAGGGGGCAGCTTACACTGGATTTTCCACCTGCCGGGTAGCTTGTAACTTCTCTGTCTCGAATTGAGCGAGCTTATCAGAAAGAGGTTTAACGGCTGCACTCACTGCGTTAGCAATAATAGCCGCCATGTCGTCCGTCTTATCTTCCAGCTTCAGATTAGGGTTAGGATTGGGATTAGGATTCTCAATTGACTTACCGTCTTTAAGGTTATGTTTCTTTTCGTAGTTGGAAACTGCGGTCTTGGAAGCATCCCCGGCACGGAAATCACCATAGGAGTTAAGCACGTCCGAAAAACTGATACCCTCAACAATGGAGTTTACCTTTGTCTCGTCCGTTACACCCTCTGCCTTTTTAGTAGCGATTCGGGTTAAGATAGCAGTGTCCACCCCAGCGAATTTCTGTTGTAGCCCTGCCAAGATTTGTTCTAAGATTGTCATACCGTATGAATTTGATTTATAAATTTCTACGGTAAATTTCGTTATTTATAAAGAAGGTGAAAAATTATCAGATAGGTGATACACAACAATGAAGCGGTTGTTGTAAAATGGTATAAAAAAGGCGTGAAACCGAATGGAATCACGCCTAAATAAAGTATTGTAACTTATGCCGGTACAGCCATTAATTCACGCCCTACTGAACGTATTGTTTCTATAATATCTTCAAAACGTTTCTTAGACGGCTTCTTTGTTCCACTTACATATTGAGCAAACAAACTCTGAGAAATACCTAAACGTCGTGCTATGGCAGCAGCATTCAATTCAGGATGAGCTATAAATAAATCATAAAGAGGATTGGATTTCCTTTCCCGAAAGAATCCCTCAAAACTCAAATCTTCATCAAGCTCTCTCCAATGTATTCCGTCATGGCTCGTTGTGAAATTTGCGCGCTGCGCAGGAGTAGCCCATTTCAGCCTTTGGAAATCTGAAAACTTCTCACATGCCTCCTTCCCGTCAGTGGTACGTATCCATACCTCCGTATCAGTCAACCATACCTTTTCAACTATGATATTTTCCATAACCACTTATTTTGATTTATTAAAAAATTTATTCCAATGCTCTGCTATTACTTCTTGATTTTCTTCTATAACTGATTCTACAAGTTTCAGTTCAGATGACTTCAAGCCATTATTTTTGATTAATGTAACTGGAAATAAAGTGAATTTAGCACTTACATCCCCTTTGATTACATGAACATGTATAGGCTCATGGTCATTAGCGTAAAACATAAAACGAAAACCAAATAAAATAAATATCGTTGGCATACCTTTCTCTATTGATTACCCTACAAATATAGGTAATTATTTAATTACCTACAACTATTCAAGCAAAAAATTAGCGGCAACTCTTGAAGCCACCGCTAATTATTCTATTTTTCTTGTGCTAAAATTATAATCCCCGTAATTTTTCTGACTAAGAGGCGTTTTTCTGTCCCTTATTTCCGATTTGCTCATTCTTTGCCACCTGTTCCTCTTTGATTTCCTTCAGCTCTTCATCAATGCGATCCGCGTTCCCAGCAAACATGATACCCTCACGCACTGACCAGATGCCACCACTGACGGCAGAAACGGCAGTAGCCACCTTATCATTCAAATCATCAATCATATATGGAACCAGTTCTGTTTCTATGTCAATGGTCTGTGATGCCTTGCTAAACTCGGTTGGATTGATAGAGCCTAAAGCGGAAACAATGAAATTCACTCTCCGCTGTAAGAACTCACCGATAACCTCACCGTGATTTTCTACCGCCATATGTGCACCCATGAACATAAAGCGGAAAGCGGTTCCTGATGCTTTGCCTACCCCCTTCAACGTCTCAAAGGATATTCTTGGGGTGTTTGACATATCATAAGCCATATTGGTGAGTGTTTCTGCTTCAAAACGTACCGTATCCGGAACTTGGTTCCACGTCAGATACTGGGCATCCGCACCTTCACCTGTAAGTTTGACCATTCTGTCCTTAACCTTACCCATGAAACCCTCTACATCTCCAATTAGCTTCAGCAGTGGGAAGAAATGATAATCGATGCAATCTGCATAATTGGATAATAATTTCTCCAACCGAACCCGAAAAGTCTTTATCTTCTTGTAATAAGGTTCGGGGCGGTAGGCATAAAGAACTGGTAACTTTCCGAAGCCATGAGCAAAAGGCATTCTTTCTTCATACCCTTTAGACAAATCCCATTGATAAACCATTTTGTCCGTGATAGTCATAAAGCAGATGACTTCCGAATCATCCATGAGCTTCTTCTTGTACTCACGTGAGAAAGCAATCATTTTACCTTCGTCGTTGAAGAACGGGTATAGCTTATCACCTCTGAATGGAGACCATAACACGCTTTTCAGTTTCTTGGTGGGCTTTACCTTCCCCCCGAAGGAAGTCTTTATTTTCTTCCAGAACCTCGCCCAAAACGAATCATCATCGGTAACATACCAATATTCTGCCGCTTCTTGTTCGGAGAGCCAGGCACGGACAATCTTCTTGTTCTGATATTTGATTTTGTTGGATTTAAATACAGCCTTTACCGCATCCAGTAGCTTCTTTTCATCATCATCAGTTGGAGTGCAATCCATAGACGGTTCTGTGCCGACCGTGAAAGCAGTTTGAATGTTCACTATATCCTGTTCCAATGGAATGGAGATACGGTTCACTGGTTCTGTTTTATACCTTGCTTCGATTTCATAAGTCTTACCAGTTTTTTCATCGAAGTGCTTCTCAGCTTCTTTTTCAAGAACCTTTCTGTCCGGATACTTCTTTTTGTCAACCATAATTTCATGGCGTTCCGGATTCCAATCGTCCCAAAGTTTACAACAGTCGGGAAGTTCAGTCTTCCTACCTTTCTTCAGGTAGTTTATCTTCTGCCCGATATCGGGCAATGCTAATATTTCTTCTAAATTCAATGGCATAGCTTATATTTTTAGTGTGTGAATATTCCAGTTAAATCTTTCGGCTTCTGAATCTTACCAAGAAGCTCACCCAATACATAGTAACGTACAGCATCTATTCCGTGATTATCATGGTCTTCCGGTTCGTTGATATAGTTCCCGTCCTTATCCTTTGCCCAAACATACTTTCTGAACTCGCTTTGCAAGTTGTACGAGCGTTTGGTTATATAAATCTCCATATCTTTCATTTTGTCAATTCCGGCATTGATAGAGCCTGCACCTTTCTCTACGGCATATATCTTGATTCCTCCGTTGTGTATCTCTTGAATCAAACGTGGGTCTGCGCTGTCGGCAATGACTTTCAATCCCCACGGGCGAAGAGTCTTGATGATGTCAGAAGAAAGCAATCCAGTACGGTAATCCACTTCATCCAAGTAAAGGGCGTTATCAACGATACCACAACGAATGGAAGCAGACGGGTCATGCGTATAACCGAAGTCTTGCCCGAAAGCAATTTTCTTTGCCCAAGCCGGGAACTCGTCAACAATTCCCCACTTCTTGAACACAGCACCTTCTGCAACGTCAGCCCAGCGACCGATAACCACATGAGCATACTTTTCAGGATTACTCACCTTCATATCTTCCACCTCTTTCAGGAACTCAGGAGAAAGGTTATCCAAGTTATCAAAATACGTAGTATGGATATGGAGCACATTCGGATGAGTGGAAATCTGAACCTGCACACCATCAATCTCTACCAGCTTGTGAGTTTTCTCAATGTATTTCTTGTAGATGAAGTGATTGGAATCGCATGGGTTCATTATAATGATAATCCGGTTCTGAATACCCTTCTTGCGAATGGAGAGCATTATTTTATCGAACTCATCTTCGCTTGTCCACTCTTCCGCTTCATCGCAGACGAAAGTCGTAATGCCTTGAATGGATTTCAGTTTTGCTGTCTGGTTCCCGGAAGAAGTCTTGATACCCCGGAACATGATACGGCTCTTAGTCATCTTATTGACTATATCCGTCTTTGTGGTCTTGAAATATTTCGTGGTACCGTCCAAATCTATCTTCTCCATCATTTCGGGAATGATAGACATACCGGCAGAAACCATAGTGTAACGGGTGTAAAGAATCTGATGAACTATCTTCTCTACGGGAGTCATTTCAAAAGTCAACCGCTCAATAAAGGTAGAAGCATTGAAAGACTTTCCGCTACCACGCCCACCGGTGATAAGAATTATAAATGGCACTTATATACAAAGTGACACTTGATTCTTCTTCATAACTTTTGGTTATGCTCGCTCTTTTACATATTGATTGGTCTTATGAAGCGAAATGCAGATGTTAATAAGTATTGCTTCATTCTCTTGGATAGTTACGAACTTATTGATTGTATTGTACTTTATTTAATAGTATGACTATGAAAAAGACAGATAAACAATTAATATTCTCTAAGTTATTTCCTGACGAGGAGAGTTGCATTAGATACTATGAGGACAAAAGATGGGGTGGAAATCCGGTTTCTCCGTTTGACCCTTCATCTAAAGTCTACAAGTGTCGCAATGGGAAGTATAAATGCAAGAATACTGGTAGATACTTTGACGTGAAAACGGGAACTAAATTTGCTAACACAAAGTTACCACTACGATATTGGTTCTATGCAATGTTCTTGTTTCTATCGCACAAACGTGGCGTTTCTTCTTGTCAGTTGGCGAGAGATTTGGGTATTACTCAGAAATCAGCATGGAAAATGCTTCAAAAGATTAGGGATACAATGGGAGTTGAAAATGAACATAAATTGAAAGGAGAAGTTGAGATTGACGAAACCTTTGTCGGAGGCAAGAACAAAAATCGGCATAAGGATAAGAAAGTTGAGAAATGTCAAGGTCGTTCTTTCAAGGATAAAGTTCCGGTATTCGGAATGCTGGAAAGAAACGGTCATTTAGTAGCAAAGGTAGTGCCCGATACCAAAGTAAGGACACTGCTCCCTCTGATAAAAGGCTATGTTAAATTTGGAAGCGTCATATATACTGACGGCTGGGACTATGGAGGAATAACCAATGATTACATTCAAAGGTCAGTAGACCATGAGAAACATTACTATGGCTCTACCTACACAACAGATAAGGGAGAAGTCATACAAGTAAGTACAAATGGTATTGAAAATGCTTGGTCGCACTTTAAAAGAATGATATTTGGAACTTATTACTCGGTTAGTAAAAAGCACCTCCAGCGATATATTGACGAATATGTTTTCAGATTTAATACCCGAAACATTAGTGATATTGAGAGATTTAATTACTTTTGTCTAACATTTATAAACTATCATGGCTAAAAAGAAAAAAGAAAAGGAAACAATTAAGGAGGCAGAAGTCACAGCCTCAGAGAAGGAGTTTAATAAACTTCTTATGGGAATGAGTATTCCTAAAACAAATATTAAAAAAAAGAAAGTATAGTTTTTAAATAATGCTTTATGAATTTTATCATAGATTGTCAAATTTACCCTTTTCATATAATGGTACATTTTGGAAATAAAAAAGGCTTAATTATGAATTTGAAAAAATACGGTATAAATCTTTCACAAAAAGATATAAAAGGTAAATATAAAAGTCTATTTCTAAATGATAATCAGACTGTACTATACATGGATATTATACCTAAAACTATAGATGAATTATCTATTTTGCAACATGAAGGCAGTATCCATAATTTTGTGTAAATAGAAACGGGATTCAGTTATAAGTTCTCTT